CTAGTCCGGAAACGCGACGCCCAGAAGATTAGAGACCTCGACGTATTCAATCCCTGCCTCGCCCTCGCGCGGCGTGCCTGGGCGCCCCATCCAGACCACCCGGAAGAGGCCGGCCTCGTGGCGTTGATGAGGCTGGACCTTCACCCGCATCCCGACCTCAAGAGGCTGCCGGGTCTTCAACTTCGCCCCGAACTTGCTGATGGTAACGATAAATGTCTCTTCGGTGAACGGCTTGCCACCCGGCAGCGTCCCTGAAAGCCTCACCGGAATTTGAACACTCACGCGGGAACTGCGCCGCAGGGAGGACGGGCTCACTGCTTTCGCCATGCAGTACCTCGCTCGAAGACTGCGGTTGGCCTGGCGAATCCGCCGGAAGGGTTCGCATGCATCCTTCCCCCGGCTCTCTCGCCATGCGGGCGAGAGCATAGCACAACTTGCCAGCCGACACGCGGGGCAGCTTCGCGCGCGTATCGCTGCTTGGGAAGGCTGTAACCTGTCGGCGGGGAAAAACCTGAGTAAGAGCGCCCGGGGCCTTTGACTCCCTTTCCGGGAAGGCGCCGGGCTCAGAACCAATGTTTTCGCTGGAAGTAGTAGTAGATGACCAGCACCGAGGCTGCCATCAGCAACCCCAGGATCGCTATCACGTGCGGATGCTTCTGAAGGGGAAGGTCAACGTTCATCCCGTAGAAGCTGGTCAGGATGAGTAAAGGCAAGGCGATGGTGCCCCAGATGGTGAGGATCTTCATCACCTCGTTGGTGCGGTTGGCGACGGCGGAAAGATAAATATCCAGCGAACCAGTCAGCAGGTCTCGGTAGGTTTCGATGAAGTCGATCACCCGCACGACGTGGTCATACACATCGCGATAATAAATGCGGAGCTCGCGGTCCGCCTGCCGGGCAACTGCGGAGGGAGCGTCGTAGCGCCGGACCAATCCGTTGACCGCCTCGCGCATGGCCGTGGCCACGCGGCGGAAATCGAGCAGCGTGCGCTTGAGACGGAAAATCTCGCGCAGGGTGGCCGGCGAGGCGTGGCGGATAACGCGGTCCTCCAACTGGTTGATGAAATCGCCCAGGCGGTCGAGCGCCGGCAAGTATTGATCCACCGCCGCATCGATCAAGGCGTGCGCGATGCGGTCGGGACTTTGGAGCGAAGCTTCGGCGGCAATCCGCGGCAGAACGGCGGGCACCAGGGACGAATTCCCTTCGTCCACCGTCAGGACATAGTCGGGGCCGAGGAAGATATTGAAATCGTCAAAACGTAGCCGGGCCGTGCTCGCCGGCGCCTCCGGGGGCGCAGATGACGCGGCTTCCTTAGGGTCCCCGGACTCTGAAGCGGGCGCGTCATCGTGGTTGGCAGTGTCGCCGCTCGGGTCCGGCGGATTTTTTCCATGCGGGCCGACAAGGACCTTGATCACCACAAAGGTGTAGCGCTCGTGCTCTTCCAGCCGCGCCGTCTGGCGCCGGTGGCGGCAGTCTTCCACCTGGAGGGGATGAATGCCGAAATGCTCAGCTAACTCGTCCAGCGCAGAAGAGGAGGGATCAGCAAGATGGTACCAACGCACCTCCGGAATGACGGTGAGCGCATTGAGCAGGGATGAAGCGGCGGGTTGTGAACTCTCGGCCATGGGCGTCGTCTGACGCCGCCCAATATAGCACGGAAACCCCAGGGGGAGTGCCGGGGCGACGCGCGAGCATCCGCGTCAGTTGCCAGGGGCACGTGTCCGGGTGAAGCTGGCCGCTACATATTCGTCACGCCGGGGCTGAGGGCATAGGCATTTGTGCCATCAAAGATGAAAGTTTGCGCACTGCATTTGGAGGCGGTCGAGCCGATGGTCATCCCGCCCAAGACGTTCGTGGGCCAAGTGAACGTCCGCCCGCCGGTTACGTCCTGGCAGATCAGGAAGCTGATGGTCTGCCCGGCGCTGGCATTCGAAAGCGTCGAGCTGGTCACATTGCCCGTCAGTGTAATCTTGTGCGTATTTGCCAAACTGGCGTCGAAGTCCGGCGTGGAAGAGAAAGCAACGGTGTTGACCGGCGTCAAAAGCTTTGCCACAGAAACCGAAGTGCCGGGCCCGCCGCTCAGGCTCAAGTTGGCCACCGGCGTAGTGCTGGCCACGACGAAGGGTGCCGTGCCGCTGGGGACGCTGGAGTTAATCTGCCCGTTCTTGCGAAACGCTAGCTTCGTGGTCGTCTGCCCAGCGTCCGTGAGCGACAACACCGCATTGGTCGGCGTCGTGTCATCAAAAGGAACCAGCCGCAGTGCCAGTCCATCGGTTGCCGGAGCGGCCAGCACATTCTGGGTTGGCTCCAAGCCAAAGCGTTTCAAGTTGTTGGTCTTGTCTTTGATGACCAAGGCTCCCGGATAGGCCCCGCCGGTACCGTGAAACAGCAACCCCCAATCGCGGCCCCCTGCGGTCGTGTTACTCAGCACTAATTCCGCCGCCGCTTTGCCGGATTGGAAGGTGGCGCCGTACTGGGCGATGTTGTTGGAGCCTGAATCCACCACGGTCAGGTTCGCGGCAGGATGGTTGCCCCAGATTAGCCAGTTGTCGATGTAGGCGGGCAAGGTGAGGGTGAACGCCGAACTGATATAGTTGTTCAAGAACTTCACGGCGTTGGACGAGCCGTCGCTTCCGCTGGTGGGTACCACGGGCGTCGCGGCGTTCAGTTCCATCCAGACGTTTTCGAAGACGGTGTGAGTGCCCGGAATGAGCACCACGGCCCCGGGATTGCTCTCCACCAACCCCCCGCTAATGGTGCTCATGGCCGAACGCCGGGCATCGATCACGGTCGTGATGCCGCTGTTCCCGTTGACCCAAAGATCGTAGATGGCATTGGCGTTGGGGTTGTTGTCAGGGTCACCCGTTCCGCCACTGTCGAAGAGAAACACCGTGGGCGGGCCCGTCTGGCCTTGCACCACGGGGTGACGGATGATGTTCCCATAGGAGTATCCAGGATAGGACGCCAGGTGAAAGAAGGAATTGAAATTAGCGCTAAAGTTGCTCAGATAGCCAATGTCCTCAAAGACGGCGCTCCGCATGCCCGACATATCAATGGCCGGTCCGGTCGAACCCGAAGCGTGTGCCTGCACCGAGAACCCGGAGAAGACGTCGCCCTCCACGTTGTCTCCCGCCGCCAATTTGAGGATGGGGATGTTAGGTGCATTGGCGCGCAGGGTGGTGGCCCGAATTCCCGCGCCCACCAGATGCACAATCTTCGGGCTGGGCGGAAGGACAATCGTATCTGTAAAGTATTCCCCCGGCGGAATAATGACCATCCCCCCGGTGCTGGGCAGGTCGTCGATGGCGGCCTGAATTGTGGGGAATTGGTTGGCGTAGCGCACGTCGTTAAGGCGGGGTGCGAGGATGTTTTGTTCCACTCTCTCGATGCCGTCGTAGCCAATGCTCCACTTCTTCACAAAGGAGGGGGTCTCCGCGGTCGGCGCCGCGCGCCAGGCAGAGACCTCGTCTCCACCGCAAGAAATACACAGGTCCCACGAGCTCTTGCTGGGGTCCTTCAGGAGGTCCAAGTCTACGTCATGATTGGCCGCAATCTCCACGTCATCCGCGCCCCATTCAGCGTAGTAGGAGTACGGCGTCTGGAGCCTATTCCCGATGCTGGTGTAGCCTGTGCCGCTGGGCGAGAGGCTGATGTTTTGGTTCGTGCCGAGGGCCGCGCAAGTGACGGCCCCCGTCGAGCCCATGGTGCAGGGCAGGGGCGCGAACCAGCCCCGTGCGTCCGTGATGCTCGTGATGGCCCCGCCCGCCGTCACTACTTTCGCCAGGGGGATGACCCCCACCGCGAAGCCCGTCGTGTTCTTCGCTGGCGCGCAGGAGGCGGCCGGGTCGAGATAAACGTAATTCGTGGCTCCATCTGTCATCGCCAGCGAGCCACCGGCGTAGGTGACCAGCAGCGGCGGATTGCCACAGTAGGCCGTGCCAGGCGCCAGGTTCAGCGTCAGCCCGGCGCCCGCTGTCGGCCAGTATCCCGGGCCGACACCCTGGACATACTTCGCGTTGGCGCTGAAGATAGGCGCCACAGAAGTCTGTGGCTGTTGGGCGTGCGCCGTTGAAAGTTGAAAGCTGAACGTTGAAAGTAACAGCAGGCCAAGCAGGGCCTTGAACGCTGAACTTTCAACCTTCAACTCTTGACCTTTGCCTTTCCTTTTCTCAGTTCCCGTCACCATAGCAGCACCTTCGCGGTGACCCCCGCCTCGGAAGCCACCAGATAGAGATTCGTGCCGTCCCACATTGAGGACTGAAACCAGACGCCCCCGCTCGAAGTCATGCAGATCAGAGCTCCCAGCGGAGCACGGCCCAGGTGGTGCTCGACGTTGAGACTCCCCGCCGCTGGCGCCGTCACCGGAACGTGCGCATAGATCTTCGTGGCGGTGGTCACCGCGGTGACGCGCGTCGCATCGGTGGTCACGCTGCCTAGGTAGGCGTCGCCATTGGCAGCGGGCGATCCGGTCAAGTTGTAGTAGAAGCCGCTGGCCGAGTTATACCAGAGGTAGCTTGTGGACTCAGCGGGCGCTGGGCCGGGATTGGGTGCCGTGGCCGGCGCATAACGTTTGCCCTGGGCGTAGAGCACCCCAAGCGACAGCGTCGGGGTCAGATCAGCGGAGGTGCCAAGCTGGAACCCGCTGATGACGCCGGAAAGGTTGAGATCCAGCAACCAGGCTTCGACCGTCCCGGCGGCGAGCACCGTTGCCTGGACGTCTGCGGCGTCCTGCAACAGGGAGTCGAGCAACTCCCAGTTGGTGTCCAGATCCGTCTCGTAGTTGTCGCCGTGCTTCGGCTGAATGATTCCTTTGCGTGGAAGAACAGTTCGAACGATAGCCATGCTAGAGCCTCGGCTTTCGGGACTCGGGAGTGGAGGCTCGGGAAATTGCGGCGAGCATTTTCTGGCCGAGCCCTGAACCTCGGATCCCAAGTCCCGGCGTTTTATTCTGACAGCCGCGTGGCGATGGTCCGCACCTTCACGAAGCCGCCGTTGGTCGTGACCTCGGTTCCATTGTCCCGGTAGTGGACCTCGCAATGGACGAACCCCGGGTTCGCTTCGTTCTTCTCCTCGACCCAGAAGTCCATGAGGAAAAGGGTTCCCGGGCCGTCGTTACTCTCGGCGCGGGCTGGCTTAGCGAGCGCCCCGTTGGTGGCCGCGCCGCCGGCGGGCGAGCGCGAGCACCAGGCTGCGATCTCGTATTCGAGTTCGGCGCGCGTGTAGTGATAGCCGTCCACCGGACTGACCGGGAGCTGTACGGTCTCGCCATTCCGATACCAGCCGTAGAACGTCTCGGGCCTTACGGCAGCGAACTTGGCGTTATTCGAGATCTTCGTAAGGGAGTAGTCCGTCAGTGGCTGGTCGGCGGCCAGACTTGAATCTGGCAAATCCACCGCCCCCGGAACTGTTGACCAAGTTAGTTGAGCCATTTATATATCTCCCCATCGGGCCATCGGATCATCGGGCGATCTTTAGATGGCCCGATGACCCGATCACTAGATCACCAGATAGTCTTGCCTGCCGTGCCGTCGCTGTACTGCTTCGTCGCGTGAGCACAGACAAACATGTAGCGCTCGCGCTGGGCGGGCGTGGCCTGGGGCCAGGCCAACGTGCCATCCAGCGCTACGCGCGAGACTTTCTTCGAAGCCATCCAACTCGTGTCGAGCAGTTTGTACGTCATCATGCCTTCGCTGAAATTCGGCTGCCGCTCGATCACTTCAAAGATTCGGTTGTAGATGCCACGTTGTCCGGTAAGGAAGTTCGGCAGCAGCGGATGATTGACGTAAACGAAGTCGCCGACCTCCACGGTGAGCGTCAGGTACTGCGTCCTGAGGTGGAGGATTGATGCTCCGCCCATGGCCTGGCCGGAAACCGGGTCGAGGCCGCCGTAGCGTTTGAAGATGCGATTCGCCGTGATGCCGGCGAGCGACGCCCCGCCGCGTGTGAGCTTCATGCCCTTCGACTCAATTGTGTGCTGGCCCGCCAGGCCGAATTGTTGGAGCGACGGAGCATAGAGAAAGAGCAGTTCGGTCTGAAACTTCGAGCCATCGTAGTCCATCCGGTACGTGACTTGGTTGATGATCGCGTGCCGCTCGACCCCCGGCAGCGCGGTCATATTGCGGTCGCTGAAGCTGAAGAGGTCCAGGAGGCTGTAAGGCGGCACGAAGAAGCGTGGTGAGAGTCGGCCGTCCGCCAGCACGATGAGGTAGCCGCCCAGGACTTTGAACATCTCGTATTCCAGAAATTGTTTCGCCTCGACGGGCTCCTGAAAACGGAAGTCGAAGACGTACCCCGCGAAGATGCTGTTGCGGTAAGACAAGAACCCCTCGACGTCCAGATAAGGATTCGGGTTGATGAGGGTGGGATTCAATCCCCCTGACCATTGCGCGGGATCGTAAATGTTCCACGCGGAGGGCGGCGCGCCGGGCACCTGGCCGATGCCGAGCTCATTCTGCAAGATGATCAGGCAGACATCCATCGGGTTCGCGGAAAGCGTTCGGGGGTGGTCGCGGGAAATCGGAAATCCGTCATCGCCCTTTTGGAACACTTTCGCCTTGGTAGTGCGTTTCAAGTCGCGGCAGTTAAGCACGAAGCCGGTCAGATCGCCCAGCGTGGTGACGGCCTCAATCTCTTGCGTAGCCAGAGTGACGAACTCCGCGGACGTCAAGCCGGGATAGCCGACTTTGAGCGTCACCTTCCTGCCTTCCAGCTTCCCGCCGCTGGCGAGCCCGGTTAGGTAGCCCGCGCCGTCAATGGCTTCGAGTTCGAGCGCGCCGATGGAGCCTTGGCCTTCCAGTTGGTCAATGCTCTGCTCCACCCCGCGCGGAACTCTTAAATACGGCCGCAATTCCCAAGTGGTTTCCGCGGCCAGCAGCAGTGTGGGATTCTGCGCCGTCAGCCACAGCCACGCCGTGGAGGCGATGCCTGCCCACACGCTGAACTCATACGGCAGGCTGCGCGAGGCAAGGGAGTAATTGAGCAATGATCCGTCACCGGTGGTCGAGAAGATGATCTTCTGCCCGCGCACCAGTTTGGTCAGGAAGGCGTCCAGGGAGCCTTCGACGCTCGCGAAATAGCTTTGCACGCCGGCCACATCCTGGCAGCGCAAGAGCGCGCTGATCACGCCCCAGGTCCCCTCTTGCCAAACAGACGCTGGCGGATTGGAATAGCCCGTGCCGTAGGGCTTGAAGCCATCAAACGGCGTGAGTTGCTCATAAGCCATGTTCCAACTGTTGGGTTGGCTCGATTTCACGATTTGCTTGTTGGTGAGATAAAGCTTTTGATAGACGAACTTCAGGCACTCAGTGGCTTTGGTATCGTCGCCCACTTCGTGGCAGAAGATCGCTGACCACGTGCCCGCCGCGTCCAGGGCCACCGCCGTGTCCAGCGTGCCATCATCCTGCACGCCTTGGGCGAAGTGGCCGGGATCGGCGCCCGGCGCGATGTAGAGATTGGTCAGGATCTTCGTCTTAACGTTGGCCGCTTTGCTGTCAACTGTCGTCGCCAGCGTGTTGAGTGACGTGGCCTGAGCACCGGTAATCGTGCCCCGCGTCAAGAGTTCTGTAGCGGCTAGGGGGAGGATTCTCGCAGCGCGCTTAAAGGCGAAATAGAGGTCAACGTTATGTTCCGTGGAACACCAGGCGCAGAGGCCGGGAACGTAATGATAGCCGGGGTCTTCATACTCGCCAAAGCCGCCATAAAACAGCCCTTGGCGCAGGTCCGGGTCGCTCGACTCCAGGGTCAAGATAAAATCCAGCATCCGCTGGAGCGTAAGCGCCGGCGTGTAATCTGCGGTCAACTCCATGTAGAGCGCGTAGGCATAACAAAGCCAGGCCATAGCGCCGGTGCGAACATAAAACTGGTCGGGAAGCCCGTAAAACACATCGTAGGAGAAGCTGAGTGAGCCTGCCGGCTGGTAGGTGCCCAAGCTGAGGTTATCGAAGTACAGCCCCCCTGCCTGATTCAGGACCACTTTGAAGCCCGTCGTCGAGATCCAAGTGTCGGAAGCGAGTTCAGCGCAGAGTGCCTTCAGATCAAATTTCCAGAAGACATAGTCGTTCTCGCTCGGGCCGATGGTGTAGGTGATGGTCTTGGTGCCGCTGTCGTAGGTCGGATCGCCAGCCGGGTCGCTTGTCACTTTCAGCCTGGTAACGTTGTTGTGCTCTGTGGTCAGGCTGACCTCAAACTGCCAGGTCATCGATGCCGCGGCGCGAAATTGCCATTGAATGATGAAATCGGCCGAGTCGGGTAGGCCATTGCCGTAAACCGCCGGGCCGATGTAGGTGAAGTTGTCTCCTGCCGCGGCGGCGTGAAAGTTCATCTGCTTGCCGCCGCCGTAAGGCTCGCGCAGGGGGTCGTTGAAGGTCTCCAGATAAGCACCGGGATCGCCTGCCTTCGTCCAACGGGCTATGGAGCCATCTTCGCAATTCTCCAAAGTCGTTGCGGCCAGATATTTCTGCTCGTCGAGATGCTTCTTCAGGCGATCCAGAATGCGCAGGGCGCCCAGGAAGTTGCCCGCATAGGCATAGGCGATGATCGCCAGAGCGGCATCGTAGATCCAGGAGCGGTTCTGTACTCGGAAAGGTTTGACTGAGGTGACATCCGGCGCAAATTCGGGGTCAGAAGGTGGCACCTCGAGCGAGCGCGGGAGGTCGTCAATCACCGCGAGCTGCTGCAGCGAAGTGAAAACCCGCCGCCAGCCTACCACCGGATCATTCCACACAATGTGCATGGTCGGCGTGCCTGAGCCGGAGGCCTTGGCCGAGCCGGCCCGCGCGTGGCAGCGGTCCTGGACGATGATGGGGATGTCATCTTCCTTGAGGTATTCGACGTTGGTTCGGTCGTAGACCCGCGCCTTGTAGTTCACGAGCTTCTTGCCGACACCCATATTGCTGTGGGCCTTCCAGCCAGCGGGCAGGGTCTCGCCTTCCCAGTCACTCGGCGGCTGGGCAATGGAGGTGGGATAAAGGACAGCGAGCAAGGCGCCCGGATAGCTGTAGAAATTGATTTGCCGGCTCCAGGTGGCCATGCCCCCGCTGGCGTCAACGAGCGAGGTGCTGCCTTTGTAATACCACTGGTCGGTCCAGACGAAGAAATCGACGCGATAATTGCTCGCGACTTGAAGCAGCGAGAAGCAGCGCCCTGTCACCGTGAGCGTGTAAGTATGCTGGAAGGTGTTGAGGAAGATGTAGCCGCGCGGCAGAAGCGTGGGCGAGTAGTTGAGGGGGAAACCATCCGGGCCGGTCGTGAGGTCCTCCGTCATGCCCGGCGGCACGTCGAAGACGATGTTTTCCATCGCGGCTTGCGCGAAAGTCGAAAGGTCGGCGGTTGAGAGGATGCCGCACTGACAAAGGCTGGGGGTCGTATTCGTGCCGCGCGCGTTTCCCTGCCAGTTATCCCACGGCGCGTTTTGCCGACTATAGAGCCAGCCGAGGGTTCGCTTCAGGTCGCGCTCGAAGTCTCCCGGCCAGAAATCTTTTACCCGTTTCGTCACGCTCGAGTCACCTAAGAGCGGGAGTAGGAAATAGGAAGTAGGAAATTGGCCCCTACTTCCAACTTCCTACTTCCCACTTTCGCCTTTCCTCAATAGCCATATTCATTGATTCCGTATCCGCCGATCCCGTAGCCGCCCCAGACGACCTCCGTGTCATCCGGCCGGAAGGTTGTGAGCGGTTCCGATACGCCTTCGATGATCACCAGGTACAGCGGGCGCTTCACCAGCTTGGCGTTTTCAATCGTCCACGGCGAGTTAGTGGGTATCGGCATAGAAAATCTGAATTCAGAATTCTGGATTCAGCCTCAGCTTACGACCTTGCGGAGCTTCAACCGCAGCACATACGCGCCCGGCGCCTGGTATTTGATCTCGGCCTCGGTATCCTCCAGGACATAGTTGGCGAAACCGGCTTGGGCGGCGTTGGGGTAATAGGCAAATGGGGCGCCAGTCAGGGCGTGGTCGAGGAAGGCCCGCCAGTTTTCCAGCTCCGTGCCGGGCTGAACCCATGCCAGCGACAATTCCAGGAATTCGTCGAGGCGCTCCAGCACCGACTCGCGCACGCCGCAGGTGGAGACATTGTCGTGGCGCACGGCCACCTTCGAGTAGCCGGGCTGTTGCTGCGGCGGATGCACAAAGCCCAGCGTTTGTTCGTTGCCGCCGGCGGGGGTGTAGACGATCTTCGGAAAGCTCATGGCATTCGCTTTCTCGGGGTTCGGGACTCGCGACTCGGGACTCGGAAGTGCTCCTTTCCCAAACCCCGAAACCCTAATCCCAAGTCCCGGCTCTCACGCGCGCGTGGCTGGTTGCCGCACCACGGTATACGCCACCAAGTTCACATCGCGGTCGGTGACGGCCTCGGAGATATGACGCACCAGCTCGTCGATGCCGGCTTGGCCGCCGTACACCGGCCCCTGGAAAATGACCTGCACGGTCTTTTGTGTCGCGGCGGTTTCCTGACCCTGCGCGCTTGTCCCGGTGACGATCAGTTCCGGCGCCACCTCGCCCGGTCGGCGAGCGACGGCACCTTGTTCGCCCTCGCGCACCTCGGGCCCCGCCAGAGCGCGCCCCGCAAGCGCCGCAGTTCCCCCCACCGCTCCGTACGTCGCCGCCGACTTGAAGGCGAGGGCCGCACCGCGATAGTCCTGAATGGCCAGCAGGTAGAACCCCAGTGCTGTTGCGTAGATGGCGCGCACCAGGGCCTCCTGCGCAATCGACGTGACCGCCTGGAGCGCCGCCTTCCGGAAGGCCTCGCCGATGGATTTCTGCCAGATGATGGCGTTGGCAATGTTCACACCCAGCGCGGAGTCGAAGACCACGAAGCTTCGCACCAGGCTGGAGCTCAGCGCCTGAGAGGTATTCAGCACTTCCACGAAGCTCGCCACCAGTTCAGTCTTCCAGCGCTGGGCTACCTGCCGGTTCTGGTTCAGCAGATTGTTCACCGCGGCCAGGTTGACATCGAAGTGGTCGCCGAGGCGCTGGGCGGTCTGGTCAACCAGTCCCAATTGCCCGTTCAGCGGCGGCATCGCTTGCGCGGTCTGGGTCAAGGCGCCACTCAAGTTGAGGACGGCGCCTCGCACCCGGCTGAAATCCCCAAAGCCTTGGACGGACCAGCGGTTGAGGTCCGAGCCGATGCCGGCAAGATCCCGCGAGAAGCTGGCGCGGAAGCGCTCGATGCTGGCCTCGGCGCTCGTGGGGTCAGCGCCGATGCGAATCAAGAGTTCAGCAGCCGTGTTCGTTGGCATGGTTCACCCGATCTTGTAGCGGCGCTCCACCTGTCCCGATGACTTGTATCGGGACGACCTCCGACTTTGTGGTAGCGCGGGTCTTCAGATCCGCGGTCTTTCAACGGACGCAAACCTGAAGGTCTGCGCTACAGTCACCATTTCACCTCGCGGGCCCGGCTTGGCGGGGAGCCTGATTCCGCGAGCGGAATTTCCGCTTCGGAGGCCGCTGCGCGCTCGGCCGCCAGCAGGCGGGCAGCCGCCGCCAGGTCGAAATCGAGCGCCAGCACCGGGTCGCGCAGGCCCACAAGCTGGCTGGGGCGCGTGCCAAACTTCTGCGCGGTCATGGAAACAAGCAAGAAATTCTCAGTACGCACGAAACCGCTCCAGCTTGTCGCTGGAGACCTCCTGCGGCACGGAACTCGAGGCCGGGTCACGCACGCCCGCGCCACCTGGCGCGGGCCGGCCCAGGGCGCGGCACGCCCATTCGAAGATGAAGGCCCGGTCTTCGATGGGGATATCGTCCAGGCGGATATCGTCCGGCCCCTCGCCGATGGCGGGGCGGACGACGCTGGCCTTCACGAGTTGGGCGGCGAAAGTGGCGAGGTCCAGAATCTCCTCGCGGCTGATTTGGCTTCCGGCCTCGGGCGAGAGCGCGCCGTCGCCCTGGAGCGCCGCCGCCAACAAGCGTTGCGGGATGCGCCCCGACATGATCCACTCCAGCGGTTCCGGCTTCAGGGCGAGAATCGTCGCGCCGCTCGGCAACACCAGCGGCTCGGCGTGCGCCTCGCGTGCCGCTTGCGCCGCCGTTCGCCAGTCCCCAGCGGACGCAATGCCATTCCTAGACATTGATCCCTCCATCGATTCATCGGATCATCGGTTCATCGAGGGATAGATGGTTCGATGGACCGATAACCCGATCTCGTCAGACTACGTCTGCCGGTAAATCTTCCCCACCTGGTCGCCCGCGGCGCGCGAGGGATCGGCGAGACCTTCGAACTTCACCTTGTAGGTGGTCTCTTTGCCGCGCTGGAAGGGAAGCTGGATGGCCTCGGCCTGATAAGCCTGGTAGAGCTGGCTCACCACGTACTTATTCGCGCCGTCGCGTCGCGGCGAGATCACCGCTACGGATGTCTTGGGAATGGTCATGACCCCGCCGAAGGAGATCTCCTCGTAGTTCTGCACGCCCGGCGGCAGGCCCGTATCGGTCCCTGACGAGAAGGAGCCGTGCACGATGAAGTGTTTTAGTTTCGCCAGGTCAGACTCCTTCAGGGTGACCTCAATCGACTCCGCTTCGCCGGTCATAACAACGTCGATGGCGCCGGCGACTTGGTCGGCGGAGATTTGTTCCAATTTGGGAGTCAGAACCACCGTTGCCGCCCCCTCCGTGGCTCCGGCGAAGACGGGTGTGCCGGTGGTGGGCTCCCCCGCGGTATTGATGAGGAGCCGGCTGCCGCTCGCTGGAACGTTCACGCTCAGCCACAGCTTGCCCGGCCCCTGGTGAATCTTGGTAACGTCCACGTTAGCCATAATGACCTCCGAATTACTCGTTGCTCAGCTAATTCCCTCGTTCCCTTCCTGGTTGTTTGCGCGCTTGCGCCTGCGCTGTCCCGGTCGCTCCCGGGTGAATCCTCGAGCGCGGCAATTTCCTTTTCTCGCTTCTTGCCGTTCAATTCTGATTTCCTTTCCTCACCCTCCGCGCTAGGGGAAAACCAACGCCCGTGCGTTGTTGGTGTCCGCTGCAAACGAGACTGTCTGCGCCAGGTGCGCGAAGGTGTTGGCACCCTCGTAGTAGAGCGTGAAGGTACGGGTGCCGTTGCCGCCCCAGGTGCCAACGGTTTGGACCCGGGCGATGACTACAATGCGGTCGCCGACAGCCAAGCTGCAGCTCGACCCGCAACTCGGAGCGTGGGCGGCAATGGTCAGCGTCCCACCGCCGGTGCTGCACTCCGTGGTCGTAGCGCTGTCGTCGAGCAGCAGGTCAATCCCACCCAGGGTTCGGCTCCATCGGTAGACTACAAAGTCCACTCCCGCGTTGAGCTGGTTGGCTGATTCTTGGCACTTTACGGAGTAGTCGTAGTTTCCCGTCAGGTTGATGGCAGCCGACAACGGAGGCGAGATCCAGCGCCAGAAAACCGTGCTGTTTTGATGGTAGCAGGGGGGCGAGGAGTTCGTCGGGGGGAAGTTGTTCGAGGTTTCCGTGCCTGAACTCGTGTTTGCCTGATACCAGGTATAGTTCCGGCTGCCGTTGTCACAGCCGATCCCTGCCCCGCCCCACGAGACTGTGCCCAGTAGGGACGGCGCGCTGCGCAGGTAGAGTGTTGTCTGCCCGCTTCCGCAGCGCGCCACCAGCAGGAAAGCAACCAGAGCAATCAGTTGGTATTTTCGCATGTGTAACTCAAAGCGACAGTTGCGTCCGCCAGGTTTGTCCCTACGGACGCCAGATTTACCCGGAAGGCGTCGCCTGCTGTGGCTGTGGTTGTGTTTGGCGTCCCGCCCGCTACCGACTGCGTAGAGGCGTTCAGCGTGATGTTGCCCGAATAGATGTCTGCCGTTGCTGTGCAGTCACCTGCGGCTGTCGTGCAGCGCTGGATGTTCCAGGCAGTCGCAGTGCCGCCCACTGTGCCTGCGGTCAGGCGTGAGTTGGTAAGAGCGCAGTTCGACACTCCCTCGGGGACGAGCGACCGCGCGGTTTGCACCCCAGCCACGACTGTCCCAGGAAAGTACCACTGCATCGTGCGAATGACCCGATGTGTGTGGTCGCTGCGCGCTGCGGTTGCTGCCGCACCCGCGTTATAGGCACTGATCCCCGCAGATCCCGCAGCTACCAGCGATGGGCAATTGGTGACGTCCGTACAGGCCAGGGCGGAGTTGACCCAACCGGAGCCGTCGTAGCGCGGCACTTGGCCGGTAGATGGCGAGCTGATGGCAACGTCTGACAAATCGGTGAACGCCCAGACCTCCTGACCCTGGCTGGCGTTGAGCTTCGTCGATGCAGTCAGTCCAGCATAACCACTCGCTACGTTCTTGTTGGACATAACCTCGGCGGTTCGCGTAACCGGCGTACCGCTGTTGTCCCTGTACCTGAGGGCCCACTGGTTGACCCAGATTTCCCCGACCGTCGGCGAGCCGGGATCGGCCTTTACGGGGGTGCCCAGGGTTCCCGAGAACGAGTAACTGGCCGTCTCATCAATTTGGGTTGGTCCAATGGAGTCGTTTCCCACAGTGAGATTTCCACTGGCTACGGTAAGTGGCGAGGCATAGGGCACGTAGGCCGAGAGGCTGTTCGGGGTGCTGGCGTCCTTCTGCCACTTCACATTGATGGTGTTAGCGGGCGCAGCAGGCGTCGAGTCGTCGAAGTCCGCGTCTGCCGCTGCCGAGCCATTTACGGAGATGCTATCCCCACCCCCACTACCGCCAGTGGTTCCGCAGCTAAAGGCCTGGCTTGATTGCGTGTAATTCAGGTGGTTCCCGCCGGCGTCTTGGCAGTCGGGAATCGCGCCACTGCCTTGGAAAATCGTGCCGTTGCCAAGCAAAACGGAGTGGTTAGTCGCCGCGCTGTTGACCTTGAAGCCGCCCACAGCGTCCACGGCACCACCGAATTTGGACGGTGCGGTCCCCTGAGTGAATATCGCGTAATTTGTCGTGCCTGCGGTCTGGGCCTGGACGAACAGCCCGTAATTGTTGGTGGCTGTGCCCCCGTAGCTCCCGTTCGAATATGCAACGAGGCTCATTAGGTTCGACGCAGTTCCAGCGTCAATCTCGGCGTACCCGCCCACACCGGCGAGAGTTGTCGTAGCTCCTCCGGCCCCATCGTGCGCGGCATTACCGGACACGCCAACCACAGTTTCCTGCGACCCGGAGGTGTGTGTGGACGTTGCCGCAGTCATCACGCCTATTAAGTCGCCCGTCCCGCTGTTGCTAGTGCTCTGATTGACGACTCCATTGACCGTCACGGTTCCGGTCAGGGTCGGGCTCGCCGTCCGCGCTATAGTGTTTGGAATGTCAGCATCCGCTATCGTGCCCCAAGCAGGCAGGGCCGATGCCGATCCCGTTCCGGTCTGGGTCAAGAACTTCTTGGTGCCGGTGGTGTTTCCGGCAACGCGTTGCCAGTGTGGGGTGGAGTTCACCGAGATGATGTCGCCAAGTACTGCGCTGCCCGCGTCGCTGTCCGCATGGGTCGAGGACAGGAGGTTGTGGTTCGAGCCGCCGCTCGCTGCCTGGTTAATCCAATTAGACCCGTTCCAGGTGAGCACATCATTGGACGAGGGACTGGTGATGGTGGCCTTGAGCGCGGTCGAGCCACTCCCCGAAGTGGTGCTGTAATCGGTGAGGTCACTGACGCCCCAAACCTCTTGGCCTTGCGAAGCGGTCAGTTTGGTCCCGGCCGTCAGTCCAGCGTACCCGCTCGCGGCGTTTTTGTTATTCTGCGTCTCGATGGTGTTCGAGGCTACCTTGCCGACGCCGGTGCCGCTGGGGGTCAGCGTCACGTTCTGGTTCGTCCCCGTAGCGGTCAGAGTAATCCCACCCGCCGAAAAGCCGATAGAGGGACTCGTCGCGGCATCATCGTCGAATGACCAAGTGAAGGCTGAACCGCTGCCGAAAATCGTCACGCCCACGGCGGTGCTCAGCCAGTAAGCCGAGATGTTGGTCGGGGTCGAGGCGTCCTTCTGCCACTTCACATTGATGGCGTTCGCGGGTGCCGCCGGGGTCGAATCATCGAAATCCGCGTCGGTCGCGGCCGTGCCATTGACCGAGATGTTGTCTCCACTGCCGCCCGAGCCGCACGCCGCCGCCGCTGACTCCAATGCGGTTCCACCGGAATTTACTTGCACGCATCGCGAACTCGTCCATGAAGTCTGGTTCGTCCCGCCAGTGGCCAGCCCGAGGGTTGCCGAGAGTCCCGCCGCCGTGCCGGTGATATTACCGTCGGCTCGCGCCAAGGTTTTCGTTGCGCCATTCACGCCAACCTTGAATTCGTTGGCCGTCGAATCGTAAGCCAGCAGACCGCTAGTCAGTGGCGCTGCGCCCGCCCCTACCGGAACCTTGAATCCAGTCGTCGGAGTAAGCGCTGAGAGATTAACGATTCCGCCCGCCGCACCATTCAGGGTTGCCCCATTACCAACCGTCATTGTGGCTGCGGTGTTTGTGCCAGTAGTTATGGCGGAGAAGGCGGAACCGCCTGAAGGGGCCTGATTGATCCAGTTCGACCCGTTCCAAGTCACCACGTCATTCGTGGTCAGGCTGGTGAACGTAGCGGCAACGGCCGCCGTCCCCGTCCCGCTCTTGGTCGCGTAGTCGGTGAGGTCACTGACGCCCCAAACCTCTTGACCTTGCGCAGCCGTGAGCTTCGTTCCTGACGTCAATCCCGCATAGCCGGAAGCTGCGTTTTTGTTCCCTGTTAACTCACAGGTAGTGCAGGTGAGGGTAAGATCGGAGCTCAGCGCGCCGCCACCCGCGAGGGGCGAACTGGTGTTCAGGTTGCGGGATGTCGGAACCTTTCCAGCCAGATCGGTCGTCAGGTTTGTGACCTGTGACTCCGGGATGAACGAAGTGTTGACCCAATTTGACCCGCTCCATTTCAGCAGATCGTTTGCCGCCAGGCCGGTCAAAGTGGAGAGAATTGCCGTCGAGCCGGAGCCACTCGTGCCACTCACGTTACTCAGGTCTGAGAGGCCCCAAACTTCCTGGCCCTGCGCGACGTTGAGTTTGGTGCTGGCGGTCAGGCCGGCATAGCCATTGGCGGCATTCTTGTTCCCCGTGACTTCGCAGGTGGGGCAAGTCAGAGTGAGGTCGGAAGCAAGCGTCCCACCGCCGCCAAGAGGTGAGGAGGTACTAACATTCCGGGAGGTGCGAACGATGGTGTTGGGTAGGTCGCCGTCTGCAATTGCATCCCACCGTGGCGCAGCAGAGACGGAACCGTTGCCAGTCTGGTTCAGCCATTTTTTGGTTGTAGTTGTATTCCCTGCGAGCTTCGTCCACGCAGGAGTCGAGTTGGCGTAGGGAATATCACCGAGAACTGGTGTGGTGGCCACCGTATCCGAATGCGTTGCACTGAACAGGTTGTGTGCCCCACCGCCCGAGCCGCAGGCCGCGCCCGCGTCGCCTAGCTTCCCGCCGGCTAACCATTTCACGCAGTTGTCGGCGCTCGGGTCACCTGCGAGCGAAGTGCTGACAACCTTAGTCCCTGGCGAGGTTCCAAACAAATCAATGGAGAGCGTGCGATCGGCCGACAGATTCCCGCCGCCCAAGAGCGGTGCGGTCGTCGAGATGCTGCGCGAAGTCGAAACCTTGTTGTTAAAGGTCGTCCAGTCGCCAGACGCCAGATACCCGTTCTGGGAGCCTGAGGCCTGGGGAATGGAGATGGTATTCACGGAGCGATTGAGGGGCGCATTGAAGCTGAGGGCGCTTTCCTTCGAATTGAACGTTGTCCAGTTGGCGGAAGTCAGGTAGCCGTTCTGGGAGCCGGATGCGGCCGGCAGGGAAAGCGTGAGGTCGGAGGATAGCGCGCCTCCGCCACTCAAGGGCGCGGTCGTGTTTACGGCTCGTGTACTCGCCACCTTGCCGGCGAGGTCGGTGACCAGGTTCGTCACGTCCGATTCCGCGTGGCCGTGGGCGAGTGGTGCCTTGGCGGCCAGCAGGGAGTCCGCGCTGGACTTGAGATAGACGACGGGATCGCTCTCGGTCGTGTCGGTTTTCACCGTGCCCGAGCTGGTGGCTGAAGCCTTGGGGACGGAGCCGCCACCGCCGGAGACGGTGCAGTCAGTCCGCAACTGTCCGGCGTTGTCCACGCAGTTGACGCCGGAGCCGGAGAAATTCAGCTTTTGACGCTGCGGCAGGTCGTCGCCGTCTTGCTGGAGGAACTGGTAGAAAAGCGCGGGGGAGGTTGAGGAAGGTGGCTGGGCCTGGCGGCAGACTTCCGCGCTGACGCTGGCCACGTCAGGCACAACCCAGATTTCCGCGTGGACGCGCCCCTGGATGTTGAGCGTCAGCACATAATAGCTGTCGCCGGGCGTGGCGCCCAGGTTCGGGATCAAGTCGAGCCAGAGGTTGCCCGCGCCGTCGTTCAGTTGGCCGCTGGTGTTGAGGTAGGCTTTCACCACACTTGGGCCGTATTCGACGTCGCCATAAGTGACCAGCTTGTTTCTCTGCGCGAACACCAGCCCGTATTGCGGCGTGCCGTTCACCGTCGCCATCACGCGCGGGTTCGCGCCCAGGTCGTAGGTGGCAGTAACATGCGTGGCGCTCAGAGCAGTGGATAGTGCACAGTGAACAGTGAACAGCAGAAGGCCGGGTTGCAGCAGCCGCTTTGCTATCCACTGTCCACTGTTCACTGTCCACTTCCGCGGCATTCTGACTCCTGACTTCTGACTCCCGACTCCTTCTTTCATCTTTCCTCCATCTCAATCACAAACTCGATCTGCGGGCCGCGCGCCATCCCCCCGCCCCGCCGGCCTACCAGAACGCCGAGATCGTGCCGGAGGACGCGCAGGTCGCGGATTTTCGAGACCGCAGAATCGAGCCCCGTGGTCTCGCCCTCGGGGACCGTGCGATGGCTGATCGAGAGCGGCGTGTAGAAGTCCGCGAGCGGCGCCGAGGTCAGGACAATGTCCACCGCGCGCAAGTAGTCCATGGCGTCTTCCGACAGCCATTCAGGGTCGGTGCCCGTGATGGCCAGGGCGCAGAGGAAACGCACGGTTTGGGTGCGAAGGTCGGCGTCAGAGTTCGCATCGAAGGCCGTCTCCTGCGCCACCAGAACCAGCGCCGGCCAGTTCTGCACCGTCACCACTTCCTTATGAAATGCGGCGAAGGGCTTGAGCTCGCGCCCTGGCACCCGACCGGCATTGACCAGGTCGAGCGCCGCCTGCTGATCGCGCTGGAGAATGGCAATCAACTGGTTCACGAGCGGCTTGGCGAATTGCGCCTGGTAACGGACATTCATTTCGAGTCCTTGTAGCGCCGCCCTTCAGGGCGGCACATGCCGGTCCCGCAGAGCGGGGCCGGCGCTACGAGCCGAGTTCCTTCGACCCAAGCAGCAGTGTCTTCTCCTCAAGACTGCGCCGAACGATTTCGGTCCAGCGCTCGCCGCGCGTCCCTGAGAGCACAATGATGGGCCGCGCGGGCATGCGGCGCGTCCCGGTCTGGTGGTAGCCGGCGTAGGGCAGCCGGCTGCCGAGCGTGATTGAGTAGCCTTCCAGCTCCTCGACGTGCCCGCCGGCGCCAGGTCCGGTGAGCGAGCGGAGCAGCGCGCCGGTCTCATAGAGAATGGATGTGCTGGCGCGCCGGCGGCGGAACGTGGAAGGTGCCAGCTCGGCCCAGAGTGTTCCTTCCGCCTGCCCCTCAGACGCGAATTGCTGCGCAATCATCTCGCGGAAGTCATCCGCGATGCGCATGAGCGCCGGCGATTGCTCGGCCAGCGATTGCTGGAACGTCGCGAGCGCGTTTTCGACCGGCTCCGAATTGACGGCGTAGGTGAACTCGATCATTGAAGAAAACCGAAACTCGAAAACCGAAAAGCGAAAATCGAGAAGCGAAACTCGAAAAGCGAAACTCGTCCGGTGCGCAACAAGCACAAAGCGTCGAGCAACGGTCTCTGAATTAAGAATTCACAATTCAGAATTCATAATTCAGAACACATCCCCCTTCTTAAATGCGGCGTTGCCATCTTCTTCCAGGTCTTCCTCCTGGCCCGCCGCACCGCCGAACCCCGGATAGACGTCGCCAGTACGCGCGCCGGGGATGAAAAGCTTGTCGTAGGTTCCGCGCGCGAGCTCGGCCAGCATGTTCTCGTAGGAGCGACGCAGCGCGTTGGGATTGGCCCAGCCCTGGGGTGAAGCCTCCGGGCCGAGCAGGGAAAACAGCGCTTCACCCAGGTCCGCCGCCGCGCCCACCTCGTTGGCGAGCGCGAGCAGGGCGTAAGCCTGGGGGTTGGAGGTGGCCAGCCCCTCGAGCGTGTAGCCGCGACCGATGGCCAGCGCCGCAAGGCGCGCGCTCTGGCTCTCGATCCAGGCCTGGATCTGCGCGTCCGAGGGATTCTGATCCGGGATGCCACGCTGGAATCCCGGATAGTGAGCGGCAACCGCGTCAATCGTTGTGAAGCTCATGGAAACCTCGTGTAGCGCTGCCCTTCAGGGCGGCACATGCTCGTGTAGCGCTGCCCTTCAGGGCAGCACATGCCGGGCTAAAGCCCGGCGCTACTTCTTGCTGATCGGGCCATCGGCAGGCGGGTTCATTACCCGATCGTTCGATGGTCCGATGGCCCGATCACCCGATCTTCTTACGCGACGGCGCTCAGCCACAGGAAGGCAGCGTTGGGTGCCACGACCTTGGAATCGTAGTAGAGCTGGACTTCCACGATGTCCGAGGTGCGCGCCTCGTCGCGGTAACGCTTGACGAGAAAGCCGCCGGTATTCGCGCCGAACAGCAAGGTGAACTGGTAACCCAGCGACACCATGCGGCGGCCGGGCGTGGCGGGCTTGTAGAAGAGCAGGGCGTTCTTGCCCCAAACGTAATCGAGCGAATCCGCCGCGCCTTCTTTCGCCAGGTTCTTGATCGCCCCGCCAATGTAGAAGTTATCCACGTTGAACACGGACTTCAGGTGATCCGCCTGAACGATGCCGACTTGCGAGTACTTGAAGCGCTCAATGATCTTGGGGTGATTGCGCAGGGCCTTGAAGACCGGGTAGCTTACCAGGAGCGAGTTGGGGAGCTGTCCGATCTGCTTCAGAATCGTCAC